AACATGTGTGTCATACCAGATTCAATAAACCCAGATACACATAAATTTCTACCCTGTGTAACTAAAGATGACTTCATAATTTGAAACGCAACTTGCACATTTTTTTTTATACATTCTTTTTGAAACTCTAATAATCCTTGAGCATAATGAATAGAACATTGGTCGTGTACGGGTGTTGCAACAAATACTGAATAAGGTGCTTCACTTAATTGTAACTTAGCCGGTGGCCGTTGTCCGTTATCCGTTTTCCACATAGGAGTAATTTTGTTTACTCCATCAACTATTTTAGGTCTAGGTTTTATTTCGCTCATTGATGGCTCCTCTCAAAAAGCTTTCCCATTCCATTCCCTTTTTATTCCAATTATAAAATCGTTTATAGAATAATTGTTGTTGCTCCAGGTGGTCTTGTATAAAATCTTCATGTAAATAACTTGCTGCAACTTTAATTGCTTCAGCAGTCCCTCTTGCCATCTGTTCAAAATCTTCTGTGTAATTTACGTATACAGGCCATTCTGCACAAGTTTCATATAAAGCACCATAATTATTAGTTACAACATGAACACCTGCAGCTAAAGCTTCAAGAGCAGATACACAAAATGTTTCTTCAAATATACTTGGATAAACAAACATATCATATTTATTTATATTAGCTTTTATATATTCATTAGTTTCGTAACCTATGTAATTTACATTTGGTAATTGTTTTGCTTGTTCGTATAAAGGTTTAAATTGTTCATCGTTTTGTTGTTTAAATTGATCACCATAAACTTGTGTAGATGAATAAACATCAAGTGTAATATTGGGATCTTTTATTTCTTGCATTGCTCTAAGTAAAACATTTAAACCTCTCCATGGTGTGCAATGATGAATTAATTTAATTGGTTCACCTTTTTTATATATTTTTCTTTGTGGAAAAAAATCAACAGCATTTTTTATTACGACAGATCTTTCTGTTGGTATATCAAAGAAGTATCTAAACTTTTCATAATTCCAATGTGAGTTAAATACATACCAATCATACTCTTTATGTCTGTCTTTGTTACCAAAGAACTCTTGTAAATTGGGTTGGTCGTATGAATTCTTTTGCCAAAGAATATTTACTTTGTTTGGATCGATTGGAACTTTGCCAGGAACAGAAGTACATATTTGTACTTGGTCTAATAATTCTTTTGGAACATGCTTATACAGCATTTCCATTTGTAGCTCAGTGGCTCCTCTGGGTTGCATTATTCTTTTGTTTTAGCACCCATTGAAACTCTTGTCACTTTAATTTCTAAGTCCTGTCTAAAATCATCTTGAGTTGTATCTGTTTTAGGATCTAGAACATCAGCTTGAAACTCATCTTTAGACGCATAGACTTTACCAGTTCTTTTGTTTTTAATGATCTCTTTAGCTTCAGCGGGTATTTTAATTAAATCACTCATAATTATCTTCCTTGTCTGTTGTACTTCTTATAATCTCTTTTTTCATTTTTTGAAAGACTTTTTTTATGACGACCTGGACGCTTCCTAGGTTTTGGTCTAGGTACGAAATGTGTAAATTTTTGTTTAGCCATTTTGATCTGATCTATTTATTTCAAGAATAGATACCACAGCTGAGACTGCATTGGTAGTGTTACACTCAATATTTAATGCGTCACTCTCTTCAAGTATAATAGGCCCTTTAGCAATATTACATATTGTTGGCCCAGAGATAGATGCATAAGCTATTTGTATTGTTGATGTAGACGAACTATCGGTAATACTTGCTTTTAATACTTTTGATCCAGATTCGTTTGTAACTTGTATATTCTGTATAATAGCACGTGAGTTAGATGGTGACGTGTACACTGTCACTGCTGCAGTAGTATTAGGATTATAGAATGCGTTTTTATAAATATTAGCCATTATGTTAAATCAACCCATTTTAATGTGCCACAAATATCATCACCATTACTAGCTCCTTTTGCACACAATGTTAATGTATCAGAAGAACCAGCAATTGTCTGTCCTAATTGATAGGCAAAATTAAATCCATCTTGTGCAAATTGCAAATTGTTTGCACCTTTACCAGACAGATATGCTTGGCCAACAACTGTTCCTCCTGTAATTGTTGTGGTTCCTGTTAAATCATATTCTACATTATCAGAATAACTAGTATATGAAAATGCTGTACTTGGTGTTGCATTGAGTCTTAATTCTATTTGAAAATCAGAATTAGAAATAGCGGATGCTGCAATATCAATTGGAATAATAACTGCATACGGTCTGCCAGATTTAATTCTAATCGTTGCTAAATTATAATACGTTCCTGCTGTGGTTAAATTAACTCCACCTAATGAAGCCGTTCCAATAGATTGTCTTAAACCTTCTGGTGCATAACCTCCTTCAATCATAGCAGTTGAACAAACTTGTTGTAATACTGCTGCACCTGATATAGTTCCCGTAGTTTCAATTTCATATCGAATAGGTAAGTTTGCAGTTTGCATATAGACAGTTGTTAAATCATTCGCATTTAAAAATGTATGAGCAACAATAAATTTACCATCTATTACAAAACCAACTCGTACTGCTCCCATACCTAACCATTCATAATCGGTAAATAAAATTGTAGCTTTATCTACATTTAAACTATATCCACTTGCACCACTACCATCGAGTTTATCTCCATTCCAAGAAGATTGAGATATTTCAGTATCAACTGCAGATCCCGTTACATATGTTCGTCTTACAATTTTTAATGTAGTGCCATCAGCATAAAAGAATATTCCATTGTTTGCATCAAACGTTCCTACTTTTTGTTTAAGATCTGCTTCCGGAGTATTCATTACAAATGTATTTAATATTAATAATGATTTACCTGGTTGATAACTCATCACTCTTTTTGATTGTCGAATAACTTTATCACCACTAGCTGTGGTTACATTTAAATTAACTGTAGATTTATTGGCTGTGTAAGTAACAGTTCCTGATCCTGTTAAGTCTTCATCAAAGAGATTGTTCTTTGACATAACATTTTTAGAATCAAATATAGTAAGTGGATTAGAAACTCTTAATCGTCCAAATGCATCGTAGGCAGTAGATCCATCTCCACCACCAATTACTGTTGGTTCTACATTGACGTTATTACATCCTTGGCTCATACTACCTCATTGTATACCAAGAAACTCTTTCGACTTCTTGTTTTAATTCTTCTTGAAAAGAAGTATTTAATTTATCTTTTAACGTTCTTAATGACTGAGATATCTGTCTTTGATTCTCCTCAGTGTATGTAGGTGTTGGTTCTGGTATGTTAATATCTACTTTAGCCATTAGCCCCTCATTCCATCTGGTTGAATATCTGCTCTAAACGTTCCAAATCTCCAATTTTGATCTGTAGAAGTATTAGCAATTTTTAAACTAGCAAATCTAGATCTTGCACGGGTATCTACTTTATCTGTAGAACTTGTAATTGTAAATGGTCCTAAAGGAGACGATGCTGCAGCATCTGTTGGGTAATCTCTCAGATTAATTGTAATTTGAGCATTACCAGTTAATAATTTGAAATCAGGTACAAATCTTCTCATGGACATAAACATTTGACCGTCACCTTCTACAGCTAGATCAAAATCTCCAGATTGTATGAACGCAGTTATTGCTGTTTTGTTACCTGCAGAGTCTACTTCATTATTACCCACTTCATGAGCGTAATAGGTGCTCGCACCATTTATATTAGTCACACCTTGAATAACTGGAAAACTCGGTGTCCCTGATCCGTTGAACTGTGTTGCGTATGGATTATCATATAATGTTGAATCGTGCCAAGATGTTCTAGCTAATGATCCTGTTGTCCATACATTTTCTGTATAATTATATGTCACAACTCTATCTACGTTAGAAGAACCATTTTTAGGATAAAACCAACTAATTTCTTCATACAAATGATTTAATCCAGAATACACTTGCTCCCCTGCAGTATAATTTATTCCTAAATTATTTCCTTTACTTGTAAATACAAAATCTTCCACTAAACATGGTAATGATTTAACAGTACCATCAAATACAAAAAAACCTCCTGCTTGACCCATCCAAAAAACTTTTCCATTAACATATTTCAATGCATGTTGTCCCATTAAACCACAGTTGCTTCCCACTTGTCTAATTGAGAAAGTAAAAGGGGGTCCAACGAATTGCATTACATATGCAGAAGTATCCGTTAATATTAATATATAATCTTTTGCTTTAGCTGCACCTATAATTTTAACACCAGAATCTAATCTAAATGTTCCTGCTGTATTTATTGATGTAGGTGTGTAATCAGATATATCTTCTTGATCAGAAAATCTTATAAACATTTTGTCTTGAGTAGCATTATTTCCAATACTGGTTTCTGTTCCAAGAACAATTAGATGTCTATCTCTTTCAGATACGATAGACATAACCGATCTTGTTGGGGCATTTGTTACAGCAGTCGCTCTTGTAGTAAGTGCCGTAGGGTTAGCTCCTAATGGATTCCATTCAAATGTTTTTCCATTTTTAATTGTTGCAATAAGCTTTTGTCCAAAATGATCTAAAGACCATGAAGCAGGATCTAGGATTACTGAACTTGTGATAGATGCTGAACCCCAACCTGTGTAAACTTCAACAGAAGATCCGTCTGCATGAGCAGATCTTGTGCCCGCTACATCTCTTGTAATATTTGTTAAATTATTGCCGGATATTCCTGTGTATGAA